GACTCGTTCCATTTAAGGAGAGAGGTAACGAATACTTTAAATTCAATTTAAACGCTATTCTAAGAGGTGATTCTAAGGCTAGAGCAGATTACTATAGAACTTTAGTAAATATCGGTGTAATGTCACCTGATGAGGTTAGAACCTTAGAGGACTTGAATAGCGTTGGTGGAGCATCTGAAGATTACTATATGCAATCCAATATGCTACCTATAAACCGATTAGGGGAATCTACATCAAGAGAGGAACTTAACGAAAACATTGAAGAAGATGAATAATAATAATAAAGAAATTAGAGTTTACTCTACTGACTGCGAGGTACGAATGGATGAAAGTTCAGACGTAATCAATGTTAGTGGGTACGCTTCATTATTTGAACACGAAAGTAGAGATTTAGGTTTTTACGAAACTATTTCTCGTGGAGCTTTTGATGGTCGATTAGATGATAACGTAATCTTAACTTATAACCACGATATGAATGCTATCTTAGATAGAAATCAAGGTGGTACTTTAAAACTTTCAGTTGATGAAAGAGGTTTAAGATACGATGGTACATTACCAAACACTTCTACGGGTAGAGATGTCGCAGAACTAATGCGTAGAGGCTTACTTTATGAATCTTCATTTGCCTTTACGGTAGAAGAGGATGAGTGGAAAGAAGATGGTGCTGTATATAAAAGAAACATAACTAAAATCGGAAGATTGTTTGATGTTTCTATAGTTGGTGTTGGAGCTTATTCTAATACTGATGTTGCTTTACGTTCTTTAGAGAAAATTAAAGTAGATGCTAAAGATGTTGAAGCAAAAGTAAAAAGCGATAGTGAAGAAACACTTAGGAAAATCAATCAATTACAAAACGAATTAAAATTAAAAAGCAAATTTTAAAGATGGAAAACTCTGTAGAATTACGTCAAGAACGTGCTGGTTTAATTCAAGAAGCTAATGTTATGTTAGAGGCTTGTAAAACTGAGGCTCGTGACTTTACTGAAGATGAACAATCTTCTTACGATGAGAAAATGAATCTTATCGACAAATTAAAAAAAGACATTGAAACGGTTGAACGTCAAGAGTCTTTGAATGCTGAAATAGCAACAAAAACACCTAAAGTAGAAATTATGGAAAACAAAGATAAGTCATCTGAAGTAAGAGGCTATTCATTATTCAAAGCCTTATCAGGTTTTATGAACAACACACTAGATGGTGTTGAAAAAGAATTACACGATGAAGCTGTAGCAGAAGCTAGAGCAGCTGGTCGTACAATCAACGGATTAGGTATTCCTTCTCGTTTATTAGAGCAACGTGATGGTGTAACTCAAGGTGATTCGTCAATCGCTCCAACTGTAGTGATGGGTTATCAAGATGCTTTACGTGAAGCTTCTGTATTTAATCAAGTAGGTGCAAATATCCTTACTGGACTTTCTGCTGATACTCGTTTACCAATTACAGGGAAACAAGCTGTAGGTTGGGGAACAGAAGTAGCTGCAGCTGCTGATGGTGGAGCTAACTTCGGTAAATTAGACTTATCTCCATTAAGATTATCTTCTTATGTTGATATTTCTAAGCAACTTTTAATGCAAAACGGAATGGGTGCTCAACAAGCAATCGTAGCTGACTTAGGTCGTGCTGCTGGTGCAAAGATTGATGCTGCAATGTTCGCTGCTGCCGATGTAGATGATGCTCCAGGTGCGATTGCTGCAACAGCAAATGTAGGTACAATTACTGAAGCTTCAACTTACGCTGCAAATGCTTCTATTATGAGTGATTTTGTAGCTGCTGAAACTGAATTAGCTGTTAATGAAGGTCTTGCTGGTAACTTAGCTTATGTAGCTAATCCTGTACTTATGAAAGACTTGAAGCAATCAGCTCAAGTAGCAGCAGTATCAGCTGGTGTACAAGGAAACTTAGTGAATGGTTATCCAACTTATTACACTAACGGAGCAACTAAATCTGCTGGAGTTTCAGGTGACTTCTTATTCGGAGATTTCTCTAAATTATTTATCGGAATGTTCGGTGGTTTAGATATTACTGTAGACCCTTACACTAAAGCTATCAATGGTGAGGTTAGATTAATCGTAAACCAATACATCGATTGGGGAGTTTCTCAACCAGGTGCATTCGTTAAAGCGACTTCTTTAACAGCGTAATAATTACTTAATATATGGGAAGGCTCTTCGGGGCTTTCCTTTTATTACTCTTTTATAACTCAATATATGTATCTTAATCCGAACACAAACATACAAGGCGATTTAGTTTTAATCGATAACCCATCTACTAAGGTAGTATCGGTTACTGATATTAAATCTCACCTTAGAATTGATACCTCGGATGAAGATGCTTTATTAGGTATGTATATAGATGCTGCAACAGAGATGGCTGAAAACTATTGTGGTCGCCATTTTATTACACACGAATATAACTTGTATTTCAACAACGTAACAAGTGTAGCTTCTTTAATTTACCCTGATTGTGTTTTAAAGACTCAAGGATCAAATAATCCTATACATTGGATTGATTCGGCTGGAGTTGAACAAGAGTCATCAGATGCTTATATTGATGCTTACTCTAACCCATCTATAGTTTATTTGAATAGTGACTTTACGAGTCCTACTTTAAAAGACGATTTAGCTAATTCATTTTGGTTTGAATTTAAGACAGGGTTTGGAGATGCAGATACAGATGTACCTGAAGCTATTAAGCAAGCGATTAAATTAATTGTATCTGATATGTATTATTTCAGAGAAGATAGGAAACGTAGATTTCCAATGGCTTCTGAGATTTTACTACAACCTTATAAGTGTTACCATTAAAATATGGCTTTCATAAGTAAGATACAAGCTGGTGATTTTAACCAACGAATCAAGTTAAAGTCGTTAAACTCGACTCAAGACGATTTTGGAGGGATTTCAACGACTTACTCAACCCACGCAACAGTTTGGGCTAATAAGAACGTAAAGTCGCTTAGAGATGTTAAGGAGAAGTTTGAGGGAAACGAGTTACAATCTTACTCAAGATTCGTTTACACTATTAGATACTCTTCAGAAACGAAGGTAATAAAATCTAATTGGGAGATAGAAGAGGTTAGTACAGGAGAGTCTTATGATATATTAGGTTATGTTATTGACCCTCGAAAAGAGTTCATTGAGATATTTGTAAAACAAGATTTACCAACTGAGTCACCTATATAAAAAACTTTAATTATGCCAAAATCTAACCCTAACAGAATAAAGGTAGAAGGCTTAAATGAAGTTAAACGTGCTTTAAAGAAGCTAGGTTATTCGGTGAAAGAGTCAAGGTCGTTAGTTAATAAATCTCTAAGACCAGCAGCTCAGAAAGTTAAAAAGGCTTTAAAGGGTAAATATAAGTACAGAACAAAGAATAAAGTACCAGGTCAAAGATATGACCCTTCGACTAAAACTAAAATAGTAGGGAAATCTATAGCAGATTCTATAGGTTTAAAGACAGCAAAGAGGTCTAAATTCCCAAGTATATATGTAGGTACTATAACAAAAAGACTTAATCCTACTTGGGTTAAAGGTAAGAAGAGTAAAAACCTTCCTGCTATGTTAATCGAGGGAACTAAAGAGAGGTTTCACAAAAACGGAAAGTCAGTAGGTCGAATCGAACCTATGCACGATTTCCCAAAAGAAGTGGTTGAGCAGAAGGGATCAGATATAGCAAAAACAGCACAAAGAGATGTGATGAAGATGCTAGACAAAATGATTAAACAAGCTGGATTTAAGTAAGATATGTTTCAAGCAATAGGAAAAGAAATAATAACGAAGTTAAACGCTTCAACTGACTTTACATCTGCTAATGGTAGTAATAAAGTTTTTCCTGTTATTATACCACAAGGTATAGTGTACCCATCAACTACGTTTGAAATAATGAACGTAAGTAATTTTCTATCAAAAGGTAGCTCATTAAACTCGTGCGATGTTTCAATTCGTATCGCTTGTTTTGCAGATAGCTACTTAACGACATACAATCAAGCTAAAGCAGTTGTAGAAGCTTTAGATTTGTTTGAAGTAAGTTATACTGAAGATGGTGTGACTTATACAGCTAAATTTAGATTCGAAACATTAGATGACGAATACTTTAAGAACGCTGAAAAATTCTACAAAAACGTAATATTCAATTGTTTAATAATTAAAAACTAACATAAAATGGCAATTCAAAACGCAACAGCAGTAACTCTATCGGTAGCTGGAGAAGTAATGGCTCACGCTACATCTGCTTCATTATCTATTAGTAGAGATTTAAGAGATTCTACAACTAAATCATCAGATGGGTGGCAACAAAATTTAGCTGGTCTAATGTCTTGGGAAATGAGTGGTGACGCATTCGTTGATATAGCAGCAACTGATGCTTCTATGGCAGATTGTTTTACTTTACTAACAACAGGATCAGCAATAACAGCTGTATTTACTGTAGGTACAGCAGGTGATACTTATACAGGTCAAGCTTTCGTTACATCTATTTCAGCTGATGCAGGTGTAGAAGAAAATGCTACATTCTCTTTATCTCTTACAGGTACATCAGATTTAGAGCAATTAGAAGCGTAATTAATAACAAAAAAGGTAGATTATGAAAAAGGTAGAAATTGGTGGTCAAGAAAGACCAATTAGATTTAGTTATTTTTGTTTACAAGCAATTTGTAACAAATTAGGTTTAAAGCTAAACGAATTAAATCAATTAGGAACTGAAATAGACCATATCGGCATCATCGCTTACTTCGGGTTAAAATACGGAGCAAGAAAAGCAGGAGAGAAGTTTGCTTACAAAATAGTAGACGTTGAAGAATGGTTAGATAACGAAGATTACTCAAAGATTAATGAAATTTTTGAAGCATTCCAACTCGACCAACCTCAATCTGAGGGAAAGTAGTCGAGGGAGAGGAAGTCGATTTAACAGAAGGTGATATAAACTGGGATAAACTTGAAGAAATAGGATTAGGACAAATGGGGTTAGCTTATGACGAATTATATGGGCTAACCCCTCGTTCTTTTAATAACAAGTTTAAAGGTGTTTTAACGATTAGAGAGGAGAGATTAAGGGATAGTTGGGAACAAACACGAACTCTTATGGTAGCTTCATTAATGCCACACTCTAAGAAGAAATTAAAAGCAAAAGACATACTTCCACTCCCTTGGGATGATATTAAATCAAAGAATATAAAAATAGCTACACCTGAGCAAATAGCAAAAGACGTAGCTAAACATAAAAAAATATTACTTAAAAAGAAAGTATAATGGGTGCATCTGTAAAAACCATATCGATAATTGTAGCAGCCAATATTAAGGGGCTAGAAGTTGGATTAGGTAAAGCTAATAAATCCTTAGCTAAATTCGCTTCAGGAGCAGCTCGTATGGGTTCTCTGTTATCGTTTGGTGTAACAGCACCTTTAACTGCTTTAGGTAAATCAGCATTCGATACATTCTCTAAGTTTGAGAATGGAATGATGAAGGTTAATACGGTTACTGGTGCTACAGCAGGCGAGTTTAAAATGCTTACAGACGAAGCTAAACGACTCGGTGCGACTACACAATTTACTGCATTACAAGTCGCTGACCTTCAGTTAGTATTAGGTCGTAAAGGTTTCGACCCGACTGCGATTAAGAATATGGAGAAATCTATATTGGACTTAGCCTTAGCTACAGGGGAAGATTTATCTCTTGCAGCCGAAGTAACAGCAGCTTCAATAAATGCTTTTCAGTTAGAATCAAGCGATGCAGCAAGTGTAGCAAATACTTTAGCTTCAGCAGCAGCAAATTCATCCGTACAACTTAGTACATTCTCGACTGCATTCGGTCACGCAGGAGCTTCAGCAAACGCTGTAGGTGTAGATTTAGAGGAGTTATCAGCGATGATGGGTGTTCTAATGGATAATGGTATAAAAGCTTCTAAAGCAGGTACAGGACTTCGTAAAGTCTTTATGAAATTACATAAAGAGGGTCGTTCTTTTACTGATATTTTAGATTTAGTTACTCAAGGACAGTTCGGATTAGAGAAGGCTCAAAAACTTGTAGGAGTTACAGCTGCTAACCAAATACTTATATTAGCTAAGAATAAGAAAAAAGTAGCAGAATTAACTGAGGAATACAAGACTAATACTGGTAGATTAGATGAAATGGCTGAAGCGATGGGAGGAACAACCTTCGCTAAAGTTAAAAAGATGGAATCAGCTATCGAGGGGATGAAACTTGAGATGGGTGCTTTAATTGCTGATGCTATATTGCCTATCATATTAAAAGTAACAGAATGGGCTTCTGCTTTCCAAAATTTAGATACAGGAACTAAGAATTTAATATTAAAAATTGCTGGTATAGCAGCCGCTCTAGGACCGTTA